GTAATAAACGCGTAGTGCTTTAATCGTCCTGATGAATGTAACTGCAACAAACTTTCCTCAGGTAACTTGCAAACTGCCTCAATAACATAGTGCCAAAGATCGTCCCGTGTTTCTGCGCTAATCGCATACTTGCGCAAAGCACGTTTCAGTTCTTTGTGCGTGTATAGTTCTGCGATTATTTGGTCTCGATTCACGCTTCCAAACTTACGTTATTAATAAACGTGTTTACTTGGTACTTATTTACTTTTAGTTGACATATTCAAGTGCTAAGGCTTCGCGCTCTATGTTTCTAAATTGTTCGATGTAAATGTTCATCATGCTAACGTTATTCTTATCTCCGATGTCGCTGAAGAAGTTACGCAGGTTGATTAACTTTTGCAGGTCATAACCCATGATAGTTAAATTCAACACGGGTACATTGCCAGTCAATAACAGCATCAACTTAGGCGATAAAGATTTCATTAGGTTGATGTAGGCATCATGGTAATTCTTATCCGCTCTTGGATTGTCTTTTAACAAATGACGTTTATTAGCGTGAATCACCGTAGCATGGTCGCGATTGAAAGTAGCTGCTATCATTGGAGTGCTAAGCGTTGTGTATTCACGCATAAGGTTCATGCAAAGATGTCGGACAAGCGTTAAATATCCGAGTCTTGATGCACTTGCTAACTGTGAGTAGTTTAGATCGAATACTTCCTGAACTGAAGTAAAAAGTTCGTGTTTGAATTTTTCTGCTGGAATTTTCATTGGTTTTGGTTTTTGGTTTTTAGTTTTCTAAGATAATAAAATTTGTATATCGTATGTTACAGTCTATTACGTTTAAGCTGCTCTCTTTTTTTTGAATTAAAATAATATATGAACCTTTTTTTGGGCATATCCTGTCCAACGCAAATATCATTCACCGTTGCAGTTCTTTGATAAATTACTTTTTTATTTTTACCTGTAAACTTTTTTACCTTTCTGCTATCACCATCGTAAACAAAATTTGCAGCTAAATAAATTGTGCCAGCGTGTCCTTTGCTTGCGTCAGCCCAAGTAACGATACCTTCATATGTAGAATATTTCTTTTTTAACGCTTTTATACATTTAGCCATAAACCAACTCTCCGTATTTGTTCCATATTTATCACTCATCCACATACGGCTAAACTCTAAATATTTGCCTTCGTATTGTATTCTGCCATTACAAAAAACTGCACCTCCAACGGCAATACCCAACATATTTTTATCAAATAATCCATAAACTGCCATTATGCCCGCTGGCATTGTTTTTAGATAATGATACGACAAAAAAAGATGCTTTACACTTTCCCAAGAACATTCCTCAAAAACGCAATTACCCATAATGATATCTTTATGCAATAATTGATTGGTTGTTTTATTATGCTCCATTTAGTTATGTATTTTGGTTTTTGGTTTTTAGTTAAAATGGATTCTCGTCGTGGTATTTTTTTATCGCATCCGTGTTTGGATTGTACATTGGCTGCGTTTGTACTTGGTTTATTGTTTCATCCGTAAACAAGGTACACGAAGATATGAAGTTTGTGGTGATAGTACCTACCGCTCCGTTACGATGCTTAGCAATTATTACCTCCGCTTTGCCTTGCGTTGAATTACCGCCTTCGTCCTGCATAATTCCGTAGTATTCTGGACGGTGAATAAACATAACTACATCCGCGTCCTGCTCTATTGCTCCTGATTCGCGTAGATCAGATAGCTGTGGGATCTTATCACCCCTACCTTCAACCGCACGGCTCAACTGCGATAAGGCAATTACCGGTACATTGCAATCCTTAGCTACTTTCTTTAACTCACGGCTGATTTCGGAAATAACCGCTTCACGGTTGCGGTTCTTTGCGCTTGGAACGTTTACAAGTTGCAGGTAGTCAACAAATATAATCTTTGCACCTCGCTCTACTTCCTTTAACGCCTTTGATCGTAATTCCTGCCAGTCAATACCTGCTTTGTCTTCAATAAATAGCTGCATCCGCTCGACCTTACCACGTGCTTTTTCCACCTCCAACAATTCTACCTTTGACAACATTCCGTTCTTATATCTCTCGGCATCTACTTGCGCATGTTGCATTATTAGTCGTTTCGTTAATTGCAATGATGTCATTTCAAGCGAAAAGAACACGGACGGTACGTTGCAATTTTTGGCAAAGGTTAACACCAATGCCGTCTTACCCATCGCAGGACGTGCGGCTAAAATAACAAGGTCGCTATCCTGAAAGCCTCCTAAAATTCGGTCTAATCCTGCTAAACCGGTACGAACTCCAGTAGGTAACCCTTTCGCGTAATTTTCAGCCTTCAAGTTGTAATTCTCACGCTCAGCATTAACCACCTCTGCGACATGGACTATCTGTTTGCCTTTGGTAGTTTCCTGCAGCATAAAGTCGTACAGTTCCTTAACCTGATCGCGTAAGTCGAACACGTCGCTGCTTTCGTTCTGCGACTTGGTAAATAGCTTCTCGGATTTATGCAGTATTTCGCGCTTAATCTTGTATTCCAACAATAACCTACAATGCCCTTCAAGATGCAACGAAGATGCAACACGCATGGCGTAATCGCTTAACACCGCCATACCACCAATAACCTGTAATTCATTGCTTGACTTTAATTCCTGCGTAACCGTTATTAGATCAACCGCCTCATGTCTACGGAATAGCCTTTCGATTGCTGCAAATACACGTGCGTTTTTGCTGTCATAAAAGCAACGCTCGTCGATTATGTCCAACGCTGCTTTGGTAGCGTTAACGTCAATCAGCAATGTGCCGATAACGATACGTTCTAATTCATTCGCTGATATGGTTTTATTCTGCTCCATTTGGTTTTGGTTTTGGCAAAGTTAATCTAACTTTCTGTATGCCGGTGCTTTTACAATTGCTTTTTATGGCTAAGAGCCACACTCTGAAAATACCTCACAAGTATCACCTCCGAGTAAATCAAGTTGATATGTATATTGGTCTGCGTCATTTCTTATTATTCCTTTCCAATTTTCTGCTTCACACATTATGTCAGTTGCGCTTCTGTTATTTCTAAAGAAAACTTCTCTTTTTCCACTATTTGAATTAAACGGATATTTACGCTCCATTTTATCCATAAAATCAAATGCTTTTGGATTTTCTTTGTATATCTGAAATAACTTTTTATCTGACTTTTTCCAACAAGTAATGCAATTACCTTGATAACCTTTCAATCGCAATCTAAAGTGCATTTGCTTCCAAAAAAAGTTAATCATTGGTTTTGTTGCTGGTATCATATCTCGATTTATTAATGGATAAATAAACTGATTTTCTTTAGCCTTTGCGTTTATCCTATCTATTTCATCTGTTCTTATTCCTATCGCAGAATCGTACTTTTCCCCATCAAACCAATCTCTTGCAAATGCTTTAATTGGGTTTTGCTTAAGTTCTCTTGTGCAAATTGGAGCAGATTGATTTGGTATGCCATACTTGGCTATCATCGCTTCAAATGGTTCTCCATTTCGTTTTGCATTATCAAAATCAGTTAGCACATATCTTGTGCCTTGCCCCTTTTCTGGATATATTTTGCATTCTACCCATTGCACATTAAGTTTCCAATAATCATTACATTGTTGCACAAATTCTAAAGTTTCTTCATTTTCAAGTCCTGTATTGGCAAATACATAAACTATATTATCATAAGTATCTTCTAAATGTTTTTTAATCCATTGCGCCATAAAAGCAGAAGTCTCACCGCCTGAAAATGATACTAATAAATTTTTGTTTGGAATACTATTGTTTTGTTGTTTTTCGCTGTTCATTTGTTTACCATGTAATTGTTTATGATAAATATATCTATTATTTTGTTTTAATGACCTTAGATAGTTATTCCAACTACCATACTCATCAACGATTTCTTCGTATTTCTCTATACTATTCATAAATAATAAATATTAGTCTAACTTTCTGTATGCCGGTGCTTTTACAACTGTCTTTTCTGATCGTTTTCTTTTGGCAAAGTTATTGTAATGGAATCGCGCGTCCTTTGGTGTCTTGGTCAATTCTCCTTTCTCCTTTAGCCATTCAATAAACGCGTTTACCGTTACCTCAAATTGTTCGTCGGTGTACTTGCCGTTTCGCTGCTGAATGTCTCTCCATGATGTTCGCTGCATCAGGATCGGTTTTAACTGGTCAACTTCGACGTGTTGGTTGTCTAATGATGGTGTGTAGTTAGGTCTTGGTGTTTCTGTTTGTGGCTCGTGAATTTCAATAACATCATAATTTCTATTACTGTCATTTACTTTACTTTCTTTTACTTTACTTTTCTTTACTTTAATAGCATCTTTTTGCATTGCGGTTGCATTGCGGTCGCTATGCGGTTGCATTGCGGTTGCATTGCCGTCGCTTAACTTCCATCTATTCAATGCGTTAGCACGTGCCTTTTCGGACTTTAATAGCATAGAACGCTGTAATCTTTCAGAAAAAAACATATTTTCGTCCATAACAAACAATCCAAACTTGCTAACCACTGTTTGAACTTTCTCAGTTGAAGTACCCCACCTTTTGGCTAATGAAGGCAAAACATAAATCGGTAGTTTATAATCTGGCTCATTACGTAGCTTTTCAATTAATCCCCAAAAAATACCATAACCTTCCATTCCTAACTGATCGATTAACAACATACACTTAGGATCGTCCTGCGCGTTTGCGTCATGAGAAAAATAATACGCTTCTTTTTTCATATAAATAAAATAAATATGCCCATCAACATACTCACAGCGTCTCACTTCTGCTTTCTGCCAATGGGCATTTAAGTTGTTTGTTGCTTATTAATGTGAGACGGCAACGATGAACAAATATACTACTTTTTATTTCCCTGCATACCTTTCAGCAACTTTTTTGCATCCGATTTATTAACAAGTGTGTAGGTAGTAAATCTGCCACTCGTTCCGTATCGCGTCTTGAATACTGATGGCTCTTTTTTGAATTTTAACCCCATTTCCTCGAACTCTGCCACACGTGATGGTAGTTTCATACTTCCGGTTAATTTGAACGCTGTAATGGTCGTTAAATTGCGTTCCTGAATGAATGCTGTGATTAATGCTTGTCTTTGAGTTTTCATTGTTTAGTTGGTTTTAAATGTACTTACTAAGTAATTACGTTGTTCTACGGCTTTTAATATGGCAGCCTTGCCAGTCTCGATGTCCTCTTCGGGTATTTCAAAGAATAACAGGAATAACCCACAATCCTCGTTAATGCGATCATCGAATGATACGAATAGCCCATGCCGCGCATCGTGAACAATAGCACCTGCTACTATCTGCCAGTAGTAATCTTTGTTAACCGCTTTAAGGTCATCCGCTGATTCGATCAGGCAGCAATACTCGATGTGCGTCTTTGTTTTAGGACATTTAACCTCGACAATTACTTTGTGTCCGTCATCGGTCATACCTACACGATCACACGTAGCACCGAAAGCATCGCACTCATCCCACGTCTTAAAGTACGACTCCGCTTCCATCTTCAACCCGGTATTCCGCTCTGCCCATTTAATCGCTAACGGCTCTAATTCCAAACCGCGCTGCATTTCCTCGCTCATGAACGTGTTGTCCGCTGACTGACCTGTAAGGATTTCACCGACCTTCTCCAACACAATAGGATGATACTTACCGCGTGGCTTGGTCAACAGTTCCGATAGTCGGGAGGCTGTAAACCTCCCAACACGTTGTTCATACCATTCAGGCGTATAGCTTTCTATCAAATTACTCATGCCATTTAGATTTAGTAGGTTCGGAATAAGGCTTGGACTGAATGTCGATCACTTCTTCGTAAGTATGAATACCCATACTAATTTCAGGCGCAAACTGACGTACAAAGAATGCCGCTGCCCGGTAGCGCAACATTAGCTGTGGCATTGTTTTCCATTTGCTGCCTGATTTCTCGCTCCAACCTTCCGCTTTAGCCATTGCCATACTTACCCAAATGCCGTGCTTCAACTCACCCGTGCGCTTATCTTCGGCATACGCTCGGCACGATCCACCGTTGTCTGTATTCTCTTCGTAACCAATAGCACCCCAGTTAGGTGATGCGTTAAGCGTTGCGATTAGAAAATTACTACTCCATGCAGGTTTGCCGTGTACAATGTAAAGGTTCTGCATAACCATTAGCGGCGATGCTCCAATTCGTGATGCGGTTTCAATTGCAATTATGCAGTCAGCGATGTTGCCCTGATACGTCTTAGGCACTAACTGCGATGCTGATAACACCTTCGCCTGACGTTGTGCAAGTTCAAAAGATTCTGCATTGCTGAACACGGACACGTTAGGTAGGTTAACCTGACGCGGTTGTAGTTGTGCGACTTCCGTAGGTTGATCTTGTTGTACCGGGACTACTTCGGTCGTAGGCTGCTCGGCTTGTTCGGTTGTTGCGGACTCTTCAAAGAATCCATCAGGGTATTCCACCCCATCTTCTTTTTTGGTTTTCATGTTTTTGGTTTTTTGGTTTATGAATGCAAATATACAAAATTGTTACTCAATTCCATACAACTTTCGCAAAATAATTCTTTCTCCGTCCTTCCAGTTGTGCTTTGTGAATCGTTCGTAAAGCGTCTTACGGCTAATGTTTAAGTTTCTCGCTATGGCTGTGGATGACACGCCAAGTGCCTTTTGTCTTTGTGTTACTCGTTGTGAATAGGTCATAGTTATAGTTTTTCTATTTCTTGTTTTACTTCTATCCAATAAAGTTTTGAAAGTTCAATATCTTCTCCATAAGAACCGCTATCTCCTAAAATTGGTAAAGATGGACTTGAATTGATAATCTCATCTACTGCTATTAATGCACATTGCTTGGCTAAGTCATTTATGACAAAACCATTGATGCTATATTTAGCACTTAACAACTCTTTAATGTAATAATGGATTAACTCCTTTGCTTTTTCTTTTGGTGTCATGGTTTAATTTATTATTAGGTCAATAATTACGCTGATCGCAAATAATAGCATAGTTGTTAGAATTTTATCCAGTAACATTTTCTAAGCCAACCTATTGTTATCTCTCTATCTCCATTGATGTATTTGGTATATGCCAACATTGGCAATATCATCCATGCTTTGTCTTTTTTCATTTTCATTTTTTTAAGTTAGTGCGAATTTTTTGTATGCTTTTATTGTTTAATTTATAATCAGATCAATTATTAAGCTGATTGCGAGTAATAGCATGGTAGCTATTATTAAGGTTTTCCAAGTCATATGTGCAGGTAGGCTGTTAATGAGAATCTACCGAGAATAGCCTTAAATGTGTCCGCATCAATTTCCACGACATCGCGGTCGGTATAGTCAGCAGCCGTAATCATTAAATTGTTACCTTCTTTGGTTAATTCAGCGTGAGTAAATAACTGGATGCTGATGTGCGTTAATCCATCCGTTTCGATGTACGTGCCGCGTCCGACTTCGTTGACGCAGAATAAATCTTGTAGTGGTGTCTTGTAGTACTTCATGATTTTTGGTTTTAATTGGTTTCGATTAGTTTATTATTTACAAGTTCAATTAATTTACTTCCAAAAACTTCGCGACAAATGTCCGCTGTTTCTTGTTGGTTTTGCTGTCTTGCAGCAGCATCAGCAGCATAAGCAGCAGCAGCAGCAGCAGCAGCAGCAGCATAAGCAGCAGCAGCATAAGCATAAACATAAGCAGCATTTAACTCCTTGCGTGTAGCCTCACCTCTACCAAATGCGATAGCTACATCAACAGCCTTAATGCTGCAATCATCTTTCATTAGGTGTCGCACCGTGTTTGCGCATAATCCTTTGGCAAGTGTTATGGTTTGAAAATCCATCTCAACTTTACTCGCTAACCACAACAGCCAGTCTCCGCGATGACATTCAGTTATAACCTGCTCAATTGATTTGTCCTCAGCCCACACACGCGCATCTTCACACGCGTTAAGTTCAATTAATAATTCTTGCAAGGTTTTCATTGTCTGTAGGTTTCTATTAGTTTATTAATTAACAATTCGCGCATTTCTGCAACTGTCTCGCTTATCGCTTCGTCGTACTTGTCAAGATCAACAACGTCCATAGCGCATGGTGCTGTCCATTTATCGCCTTGGTCGATGTGCTGATGCGCTAATCCTTCTGTATCGCGGATGATCTCAATTTCGTGCCTATCCCCGTCGATACTTACGGATAGGTAAATGCTGATTGATCTACTCACCTTCCACCTCCTTTTGTAGCCACAACCCTCGACAAGCACCGATTATTGCGCTGTCTTTTAGGTTGCGATATTCAGGCATGGTAGAGCGTTTATGATTCCAACGCTCAATGCAGTCCATACACCGAATGTAACTACTATCCGCTGTCTTGCCTTCGATCTCTTGACGGTGTAGCAATGTTTTCTCTTCGTGATCAGTCATCGCTCGTTCGTACATCCAAACAAATAGCACGATGAATAATAGACCGAATGCTGCTGCTTTAATTTCCTGTTTCATTTTGGTTTTGGTTTTGTTATTAATGCAGTGTAGGATGCTGCGCCCCGTTGGTGGTTATTATTGCAAGTTCTCGCGAACAAGGTTTTCGATTTGGTCAATAATTTGATTAGGGATGTTTGAACCGTTTTTCGCTGTCCATTGTAAAGGTGCTGATAACCCGTTAATAATTGCAATTCTTTGCCCATTGTAATAAACGTCGGTAAAGTTGTTGGGCATAGTTGGTACTTTAACAAATTTGATTTCGTTAGTGTTGCTAAAGTTAGAAGTGTTTACTGTTGTCATGGCTTATTGTTTTAGTTTGATGAAGCAAAGATAGTAACACTTTTGTTACCTACAAGCGGTTACGCAATTATTTTTGTTAAATTTACGTAACTGCTTGATAATCAATACGATTATTTTTAGGCTATAACCTAAGAAAGTACGCAATTCCGCGTAATTTTGGGCATGAGCATCAACAGACAGGCAGCCAAAAGAGATCAAAACGAACGGGAAATAATAGAGGAATTCAGATCATTCGGTGCGTCCGTACATCAGCTATCCGGTAAAGGTGTACCCGACCTTATTGTAGGTTATCGCGGCATTACAGCACTTGTTGAAGTAAAGATGCCTAAGGGTAAGTTAACAGATGATCAAAAAGAATTCTTTGATAACTGGAATGGCGGTCTTTTGTTTATTGTGCGATCAGTTGCTGATGCGACCAATGTACTTCGCAAAATTAGCGACTTCGCGGAACTATAAGACCAGTTGCAAACCCTACACCAAATCCTGCGATAAATCGTCGTGTGCGCTGTTTTTTAAGCAAGTCAATAGAACTATCCTGTTTGCTTACTAATTGCCTGTAATCGAAGATTTGCGCCCTAAACACACTATCTTGCTCACGGTAACGATCCGCAAGGCTATCACACGCAACGGCTAACGTATCGCATATCTGTAACTTTAACACCGTGTCGATCTTCGTATAGTATTCGCGTGTTAACTCTTTGATTCGGCTTGTTTTCCTAATTACAGTATCACGATGCACGATCAACGTGTCGCGCTTATTGATTGCATTACGTAAACTTTCTATCCGTTGCTCCAATGGTTTCATATCAACACTCGGTTGCTTTTCACACGTGCGAATAAACCACACGCAAAGCACAACCAACACACCTGCTAAGTAAATGTCAAAGCGTTTCATTTGTGAATGTTTACTTCGTCAACACCAATAGAGCGTAAGTATGTCGGAACATCAAAGCACGGACACGCCTTAGGTGCGAATTGATTGTGCCCTGCAACCTTAATGCTCGGATGCGCTGCAATAGTTTGTCTGATAAAGTTATCCATCGCTATCCGTTGCGCCTGTGTACGTGTGTCCTTTGCCCGTCCATTCTTATCCGTGCCTCCAACGTACACAATATGACGGCTGATAGAATTGATACCGGCAGCACCGTTTGTTACTTCCCATTTCTCCAC